AGCATAGTGCTCTAATGGATTGCAATCTTCTTCCCGACAACCTAATACCAAAACATCTTTGCTTTTTTTTGCAAGAACAGCAATGCTGGTCAACAAGTTTTCGTAGGATACTGGGCTAAATTTTCCGCCAAAATCAAACGTAACCACCTGAGTCATAGCAAATTATTTCAACTCCCGAACGTTGAGATATTTAAGTGTATTTTGTAGCATGCCTATTTGTCTGCGGCAGTCTTCTAGCGCATGGTGTGTGGTAGGTGGCATGGGCTGTTCGGGCCATAACGAGAACACTGTGCGGCTGTCACGTACCATGTAGTACTGCCAGGGTAAGGGTTTGTTGTAGCTCTTGTAGGCATGTTCCAGTATGTTCATGTCGTATGTCGGACCTTGGGCCCACACACGCTTGGCATGCCAAATTAGTCGGCCTAGGCCGTCTAACGCCTCATCTAAGGGTATGCGGTCTTCTTCGGCAAATGCCTCATCACGCACCACAGCAGGTTGTGAGGCCCACCACTCTATGGTGCCTTGCTGTATGCTACGGGTTTCCTGGCTTTCCAGTGTGACTCTGGCATAGAATGATTGCTCGTAGTGGCCTGCGCCAAACGGATCAAACGCCTGAGCGGCAATGGTAAGAATAGTAGTGTCAGGGCCTGTTCCCAGGCCTTCAAGATCAATCATTAAGTCCATGCTACATTATAGCAGGAGTTTATGTTTGTGTCAATTAGCCAATTACCCAAGTCAACGGTTGTGAGCCGTCTACATACATTTTGAGTTGTTCAAGAAGAGCATCCATTTGAGTTTGCGCTTCGGCTTTCATGGCAGTGCCATTTAGGGTGCCGCCGCCTTGTGGACCAGCAATTTGACCAAACTTTTCACGGGCTTCACCAATGATCATCTTGCAGTTGGCAACCATGTAGTCTTTGATCCATTGTTGGATTTGGAAATCGCTGAGCAAGTTGATTTCAGGTTTTAAATTGTAAGTCCACAACAACACAGCTTCGCCAGTGCCTTTGGGATCACGAATCAATTGCAGTTTTTTGGTCACAGGGTTATATGTGTAGTTCATGTAGCCACCAAACATTCTGGCAGCCAGTTCCACATACTGTGAGTAAAAGTCATATGTGGCCAAACCGCCTGCCACGTTAAAGTTCATCAAGTACACATTCAAGCTGGCCTGACTAAACGGATCAAAGTTTGATGCAAAAGGCCCAGTGCTATCACCAAATGTTCTGCGAAATATCTGACGTACACTTATGACTTCTTGCGGCAGCTGATAGATGTTTTCGTCTTTGACCAAGTACATGAAGCTATAGCTTTCTTCATAGGCATTGTTGGCACGTTGACGATAGGTGCCAATGGTCTTTTGGTATGCCGCTTCATAATGTTCGGGGTCTAGCTCAAGATCAATGATCTGACTGCCCAGCTGAAGCTGTACATAATCTATGAGATTTTGCTTGAGCGTGGAAAGTGTATCTTGTTGCTGTTCAGCCATTGTGGACTCCGATAATGTTATTTACCAGGGGTTATCCATTTTTCTAGCTTGGATGCAATCAGTTCATGCCCAAGTTGATTGGGATGTGCAAAATTAGGTCTAATAAATTCATTGTCTGCAACATTTAGTAGGTGTTCTCCGCTGTAGTCTGTTGCACCAAACCAGTCTGCGGCTGTTTCTGTTCCTTGTTTCCAAATTTTACTTGTGTCAACTCCGGGCAGCCACTCGGGATATCGTACCCATCCGGCAAAGTAAAAGTCATTGATTTTGTAATGCTTAGACCAAGATTGCAAGGCTGTTATTGTGGACGAAGAACGCATGACTTCGTGTCCTTTGCGATGGAAATGCATAAACAAGTCACGTGCCCATTCTTTAGCGTCTGTGGGCCAATGTTTCCACTCACCATCATATTCGTGCCAGGTTCCAAATCTAGGCCAGTGTGTAGACCTACTTGGATTTGTTAAAAAAAACACAGCAGTGATTTCGTCATCAGTGTTGTGATGATCAGCAATGTATTCTTGAAATTGATACAGCATGTCCTCATTACTGGCTCCAGCAGATCCGTAATTGAAAAATTTATCAAAACCCATTTTATGTTGCAGTAGATCGCCGTAAGGTACCTCATGGACAGGAGTCAGTTCTCCTCCTTGTGGCCAGCTGTCGCCAAATGTTAATAGTACTTTAAGTGTCATTGGATACAGTGCCTTTGACTGTGGGGGTAATAACTCTATTGATTCCTTTGTCTGGACAAAATTTACATTGTGGAATTGGATGATTCAAACTTTCCACCCAATCATCTTTGTAAAGTTCAAAGTTGTCCAAGGTCAGTGGCCGATAGCTGTTCATGATCTGGCGATCTGATTCAGAAATGTCAAATTGATTTTGTTCGTCAAATTCTGGAAACAGTGCTGCTGGGCCGCATTTGTATATTTTTCCGCGAACAAAGTGGTAGCATTTAAATTTCACAAATCCACATTGTTGATGACTGCGCACAGGATCACTGTCATGAACAATAAATCGGCCAGTGTTGTTTAACTGCACAGCGGATGTTTGGAAATTGTTAGCCAGGTGCATGCAAACAATAAGACCATTTTTATCAACCACAGTCCAGTATGAATTCCACCCTTGCCACCCCGGTGGTGGCGGAATATTCAATCGAAGACCAAATTCTACCTTGACAGTGTCAAGAAAATCCAATATGGTTTGACGCAACATTTCAAAGTCTGCTATGTTGTGCAGACTTACTCCAATGTGATTTGCTGGTCGTGCCCGAGGTCGAGGTCTAGTTATTGCTTTGTACAGTCCCGGAACGTGATTCAGGCGAGTGCCGTTGGTCAGTACCTCTACATCACAATTAAATATTTCATTTAAGCCAGCTACCCATTCTGGCAGAGTAGGATTCAGTGTGGGCTCGCCACCTAAGATGGTTATGGCTTGTAGTTCGATTCGTTCTGCCCACTGGCGGTAGATGCCTTCGTAATCGCTCCAACGTTGCCACCCTGAAAATTTATGGTTGTTAAACCGATTGCAATTGTCACAGGTATAATTGCACACATTTGTAATGTAAAATTCTACTTTTTCATTAAATTTCAATTTCATATGGCCATATTTACCAGCTCTTGAGTATGATCAAGTTCTCTGTGCCACGGGCATTCCATGCAGTTTCTGTGGCTTTGATATCTTTGAATGCTTTGCGAGCAGCCGGCTTGCCAGCACCTGTGATACCTTTCAGCTGTTCTGCTGGTTTACGCAGAGTCTTTTGCATGGTATCTACAGTTGAGAACCCAATGATTGAGTTGTTTTTTACAGTGAATGCCTGTGTGTGACTGTCTGCCACAAGGTGGATGAGCTTGCGCTTTTTGCTGTCATACAACCAGGCTTCTGTTTTGTCCACAAGGCTTGCGGCCGGTAAACTCTTTAGTTTGAGTTCTGCAAACTCAGCTTGCATCTTGAACTTGGCCGCACGTTTCTCTGGCGGCACTGCCTTTACTTTGCGTGGCTTGCGTTCCACTTTCTTGATCTGTACATAAGCACCGCAGTCGTTGACCACTGCTTCGCAAAACTTGATCACATTGCGCAGTTGAATTTTAGAGAGATGGCTGTAGCCCTCCACCAACTGGGGATCTTTGCCTTCTGCCACACGCTCAAACTCTGTGAGCTTGCGTTTCCAGTTGTCTGTAATTTGGCTGATCATTTGCGGTGCAATATTTAGACCACGCATGATTGTGACAGGTTTAAAATCTGCTGTCATTTTGGCGCCACTCAGCAGGAACTCGTCAAACAAGCCTTCCAATTCGCCATTGCACTCTGCTGCCTTTTCGCGCAGTCGGTCTTGAATGGTAATTCGTGGTGTGGCATCTTCCACTACTGCTTCGGGCGCAACTTCGTTCTGCTTGCTGTGCAGTATTTCTTTCAGTTGGTTTTGTAATTTGAGCTGTTCTGAATCTAACAGTTCCAATCCAACCATGCTCATGCGACACAACCAGCCTGTGGTCAGTCGAATTGCTGAGTCCGGAATGCCACGGAGCAGTCGCACGTCTGCCTTACGGTTATGTGTTTCCAGGTAGTTTACAATCATGTCCCGGGCATCTTTTTTGCCATAAAAATAATTGTACCAGGAGAATGCTTCACTTAACCTGGTTTTTCTGTATTCAGTGGGCTGGACCTGCCAGGTTGGCTCCCCGCCCAGAATATTGGTGTCGGCACTGCGGGGATTTAGCAGTTTAATTTTGTATGTGGTGCTCATATGTGTCCTTACTTATTTTACAGGTAAATCTCGGCAGAGTTCAAACAATTGCGTGGC